ATCCACGAGTTGGAGTAGCTTCACTCACATTACAACGACCAGATACAGCAATAGTTGCCTCACTAAGGTCGAATTCCAAAGACTCATACCGGAAGTCAGCAAAGACAACTTGCTCGTCCTGTTCGCCCCCGCACGGCACACAATGCATCACAACCATATCAACAGCATAAGGCTCGCACAAGTCAGCAGAACTTGATACCCACTCTGCGGCGTCATTTTGCTGCTTCAGAGCATCAACAGGTGTGATATCTTCGCTCGTTCCTGTTGTGATATGTTCATAGACAAATTCCAAGGAAACTTCGAGCGGTTGCTCGTCCCCTTCCTTAACCGTGTCGAGATCGCCACGATCAAGCAAGTACTCGTATTCCTTAGCTTCTGTCCAGGTGATATTTCCTTCACCAACTTTCACTTCAATCCGTTGCGAGATGAAGGTAATTACATCAGACTGAGCGGGGGTTTCGGCGCCCCAAGCGGGTGTGAACGTGAGGTTCACTGTCGGGCTTGTGGTAGCCGGTGTCCTAGCTGAAACGGTATAGGTAGTTACATTATTCACAGTATTGACAGTGAACCGTGCCCCAACAGGCACAAGCTCAGTATCAGTTGAATTCAAAACTACCGTATTGATTTCAACATCGGTATCTGTCGCGCCTGGCGTAGCGTCTGCAATTGTTGCAGAGCCAGCTAAACCATCTTGAATATAGATGGTTGCATCGCGTAGTTCAATTCTGGCCATACTATGGCTCCTTTCTAACTGGTATATTAAGCACTACAATCGTCGAAAGATCCACGAGTTGGAGTAGCTTCACTCACATTGCAACGACCAGACACAGCGATTGTTGCTTCACTAAGGTCAAATTCCAAAGACTCGTACCGGAAGTCAGCAAAGACAACTTGCTCGTCCTGTTCGCTACCGCACGGCACGCAATGCATCACGACCATATCAACAGCATAAGGCTCGCACAAGTCAGCAGAACTTGATACCCACTCTGCGGCATCATTTTGCTGCTTCAGAGCATCGACAGGGGTGATATCTTCACTCGTTCCTGTTGTGATATGTTCATAGACAAATTCCAAGGAAACTTCGAGCGGTTGCTCGTCCCCTTCCTTAACCGTATCGAGATCGCCACGATCAAGCAAGTACTCGTATTCCTTAGCTTCTGTCCAGGTGATATTCCCTTCACCGACTTTCACTTCAATCCGTTGCGAGATGAAGGTCATCACATCACTCACGGCAGGAGTGCCTGTTACGCCCCAAGCCGGTGTGAACTCAACATTCGTTGTCGGCCCTGATGTAGCCGGTGTCCTCGCAGAGACGGTGTATGTAGTGACATTAAGTGCAGTGTTAACTGTAAAACGTGCGCCGACCGGCACAAGTGTAGTGTCGGTCGAATTCAGAACTACCGTGTTGATATCAGCATCGGTGTCTGTTGCGCCTGGAGCGGCTTCTTCAATTGTCGCAGAGCCACTCAGACCATCTTGAATATAGATAGTCGCGTCACGAAGTTCAATTCTGGCCATATTATGGCTCCTTTATACGTTCAGGTACATTTCATAACGACCGTCCACCATAGCCTGTCGAACACGATCTGTACGACTTATTTGGCCAAAGTGAAGCAACCTGATTGATTCTGCCCTCCCCTTCCTATGAGTTAGGCAGCCAATTAACGAATCATCATCACCACCGCCAGAGCCGAACTTGTAAACAGGGATACGATCCGTCATAGCCTGTTCAAATTCACCTCCCCAGCGTGCTATCCCATACGCATCTTCCTGTGACATTAACATTCTACCTGTCAGTAGGATGTTAATGTCAGTCCATGTTCGCCAGACGCCATGACTGACTTCTCGAATAAATGGGCCGCTGATGCGTAATTCAGCGTGATCTTCCTCCATTGTTTCGGACTCACGCTCGTCAACGCCCTCAACAAAGAAGGGTAAACTAAGCCCGTCTGCGACATCCTTAAAGTATACCGCAATGGAAGCAAAAACCCACCGTGCCAGGTCCGCGTCCAATGTTGTTGCCATAGTATATCGCTCCAGTTAGACCGATCCATCGGCATCTTGTTCTAGTATCAATTTATCAGTGACGTGTGCGAAGAATACTTGTTCGGGGCGGACGCCCTTCACTTCCTTACCAACGATTGTCCAAGCCGTATGTTGCTCAAACTCTTCAACAGTTTTCAGGTCATATCGACGCCCGTTATAGACAATCCAATCATCCATCGTAAATTCATAACCATCGGGCATATCTCTTGTGTCGATAATGAACATCCGCGTTCCAGCGTCGTAAGAGCCACCCATGACGAACATCTTGTTCGCCGAGATTTGGGAAATCGACTGCACGACTTCGCGTGCGACCTTAACTGGTAAGACGATGCACTTTCGCACAATATTCACTGTCTTGTCAACCGTCTTTACTCCCGTCTCATAATCTGTGTTTGCGTCATTGAGTTGGTATACATCAACCCTACTACCATACTGTCTTTTCAAACTGTACAGAGTACGCCTAATGAAACGATTAAGTGACCGGTTTTCATCAGTCATTGGTAATATCCGTCATACTAGATACGTCTTGATGAGAAGCCCCCATGTAAGGACACTTTGTAGACACACGATCAAGTGTACGACTGATCCATTTAATCACTTCGCAACTTTGTACGAGAGCGGCTGTTCCTTTTTCCACAAGATGCACAAGAGTTTCTTTCTGGTAATCTTCGAGTTTTTCTACACGCTCAGAAAGGCGTACTTCTCGCTTCCAATCGCGCCAAATGAAGAAGAGAATAACGCCCATCAGAGGGCCTAGTTCTCGCAGCATAGTGTGCCAATCAAAACCAATTACATCCATAGCCACTTCCTCCAAGCCAAAGAAAACCGGGGTGAGGTGAGATGCCTCACCCCGGATAAAACCAACTTAACTCGGATTAGCCGAGCAAAACGCAACCCAGATTTTCATCCAGCATTGCCACACCACACAAGAGGTCCAGAGTCACAATAGTACCCTGGCTCGTGATGTCGTACTGCATCGAAACTCGCATTGCCACGTCGTTGTACGAACCAACGGCGGCCTTTACGCCAAGAGCACCGTTCGGCAGAGCCAACGGACGCGAGACGAGGGCGAGGGCGTTCTTGTGGAACGCCAGGTTAATAGCACCAGTCGGACCTGGGAACGCCGTATTAGAACCAGTCGTGACGAGAAGATCCAGCGGACGATCCAGATAGATCGTGTAATCGCTGCCATCAAGGTACGATTCGATAATGGTGTACACTTGACGTGTCGTACCAGTACCGAAGGCCATCAGTTGACCAACGACGGGCGGCTTAGTTGCCGAATAATTCTCGATAACGAGACCCTTGGAGTACCCAGCGGAGTAGTTCGCGGCCACGTCGCAAGACTTGTACAGCGTACAAATAGCCGCAGCGGCAACGGCCGTCTTCAGGCCATCAACAATATTCACGGTGTCAGTTGCACCAGTACCAGTCGAGGCTTCGACGACGTGAGGCTGACCTTCAGTCTCAAACCAGATATACTCGCCAGGAATGGCGGCATAGGCAGCAATCGTCACATTGATCGTAGTCTCACCAGCGGGCTCTGTCTCATCAGTGACACCATCCAGGTAATCTACCGTGATAGACTTCGTGATGGCGGGCACATTCTGATCCATGTAAGTATCAAAACCCAAGAGACGACCAAGACTAGCTTCACGAAGGGCTGTACCTTCGTCGCCGCGCTTCTCAGCACTGATGAACAGTTCCGTCTTCAACATTTCAGTCTCCGACTGAGGCGACAGAACCATGCTCCGCCCCGAGGGGTATGCCTTGTTGACGTTCATCTTTTCCCGAGCTTCCAGGAGGAAGTCCTTGGCATTTGTCGCGTCCATCTCCATCAGACGACCGACCTTATTGGCGAGGAATTGGTGGGCTTGCCCGACCAAAATCCGATCAATCGTTCGCGCGACTTGCATCGCGGCAGGTGTCAGATAGATATCAACCAAGTCCTGGAAAGCCTTTGTGGACTCCCCATCCTTGATCGTGAACGAAACATAAACATGCTGATCCAAAGAAACCTGCACGTTTGTGCTGATAGCGTCCTGGTTTTCCACATCGTCGGCGTCAGTTTTACGCCGTGTAGTGAACTCAGACGGACGCCGAGTATTAACCACGTCGCCAAAATTGGCGACTTCGTTACTGAAATCCCGGTGGACGAGGCGAGCCATAACCATATTCTCTTCGAGAATGGCCAGACCTTCCTGTGCCCAAAGCTCGGGGATCAACGCATCATTATCGTTGGCATAACAAGCCACGATAGGATTCGCATACAGAAAATTCATCATTTTCTTTTCCTTCTTTTAGGTTGCCCTCATAAGGGCTGAAATAGAATGCCCCTTATAGGGCAACAAATACTTTAGTTAACAGAATACCATCCCCGTTTTTGGAGTTTAGGACTTAGCTTCGACGAAGACCCAAGGCTTCCGGGTTCTCCTTGCGCATCTTCCGATACTGTTCTGGAGTCAGTTTCGTAACGTCAATTCGTCCACCTTCGCCTGATGTAACACCACCAGTTGCGGCACCGGACCCAATACCACTTACAACGTTGGCACGGAAAAGATTGCCATGATGTTCAGACAATTCTTTCATTCGTTGTACAGCTTCTTGAGGGGTACGTAGAGTCGTTATACTCTCCCCTGTCTTTTCATCAATGTCAGGGAAATCCACTTTTGGATCCATCTTGTCCTCAAGTTCGACACCATTCTCGTCCACAACTGGACGCATTTGTGTCATTGGACTAAGTAAATTAACCACCTGTGATGGGTTAAAGGCTCCAGCACTAACGGCCGCATCTTGTAATGACCGTTGAATGACAGAGTCTTTGTACATGTGCTCCCATTTATTGGCCGATTCTTTATAGCCGGTCATTTCTTGTGCAAATCGTACGCGCTCCTGCTTCCGTTCGTACTCTTGCTGCTGTTCGATCGTTCGGAAAGATTTCTGCAAATCTTGCAGCTCAGCTTCAAACTTGCTACGCTGGTCATTCGCCAGATTCTTGTCCGCTAGCATCTCCTCATAAGCTCCCTCCAGCTTCCTGTATTTTTCTTGATGCCTTCGCCGGTCATCAGCCAGGAATGTATTCAAGTCCTCCTGATTGAAAGCCTTCTCTTTCGCTTTCGCCGCCACATTCGCCGCTTGTCGTGCCTCCGCAGACTTTCGATCGGCTTCTTCTCGTGCTACCTTTGCCTCTTCTTCAGCATGCTTCAAGCGAGCTTCAATAGGTGATGGGTCAGGGGTATTATCACCGCCATCGCCACCAGCACCACCAGCACCATCGCCAGCATCATCATCGCCATCAAAACATGCAAGAATAGGAAGACCATACAAAAAATCAAAATCGCGTTTCATTTCACGCTCCTTAATCAACCCTACTTAGTTTTACTTCCTCTGCGTCACGCAGGAATGGTTTAATGTATCTCCAAGCCGTCGCACTAGGTACGCCATGCATGAGATGTTCAACCTGCGCTTGACTGCGGGCGTAGGTAGTCCGCACAGACGCATATCCTTGGCTTGACACGCCAAGGTTCTCAATATCAAGGTCAGGATCGACTCCATCCAAAAGGGCGTGGGCAATCTCCCAACATCCAAGTTTAATTTGATTGGGCGTTTCTGTGTCCTCGCCACGCGGGAATTCCAATTCCTGCGATGCCTCCGCTTCGCGGATTTCCTCTTCTGTGGGATCAAGGTCAGTTCCGTCATAGTCATACTTAATGTCATAGACGGCCGCTTTGTAGCCCTTGAAATTCAAAGAGTCAATAAGCTGTGTTGCTTTGATTAGAGCTTTGGGACGGTCATCCGCAGGAGCATTGTACCAAGCTTCTTCATGAAGTCGGTTATCAAAATACTCATTAGCTTCGGCTAATGTCCCATAGTAACTATACATAGCAACACTCCATTCTTAACTGGCAAGCCATTTGTATGTTTGACCACCGGCAGCGCCGATGACCCAAACTTTACTAGGATCATCAATAGCAATTTCAACAACAGCATCACCTGCTGATGCTAATGGATAACCAATTGCCGACGATACAGTACTG